CACTTCCAGTTACTATTCAAATTAGAGAAATGGATAATGGTTATCCTACAACTAAGGTATTACCATTTGGTTCTAAAACACTTGAACCTTCAGAAGTTTCAATTTCTGATGATGCTTCAGTTCCAACTACAGTAGTATTTGACGAACCTGTCTATGTTAAAGATGGTGTTGAATATTGTATCGTGTTGTTTACTGACTCACAAAAATACTTTGCATGGATTTCACGAATGGGTGAAACTGATGTAGGTGGTTCACGTTTGGTTTCGGAACAACCATATCTTGGTGTTCTATTTAAATCACAGAATAATACTACATGGACTGCATATGACTTAGAGGACTTGAAGTTTACTTTATATCGTGCAACTTTCGATACGTCTAAGACTGCGGCGGTAACATTAGTTAATGATGTTCTTCCAGTTAAAACTCTTAAAGATAATCCAATTAGAACTTTCACTGGTGCGAATAAAGTAAAAGTTTCACACACAGACCATCACATGTATAACACATCTAATAATGTGACAATTAGTGGTGTTAGTTCTGGTGTACAGACAACACTAAATTCTGCACTTGCAGCTGGTGCTTCTTCATTAACACTTGCAACAGATACAGGTTTCCCAAATAGTGGAACATGTTTTGTGAAGATTGGCAGTGAGGTTATTTCGGGTACTATTTCTGGAACAACCATTTCTTCTCTGACTCGTGCGGTTGAAGGAACAGATTCTGCTCATGCAAATTCTTCAGTTGTTGAACTTTACATGTTGAGTGGTATTCCTCTTACAGAAATTAACAAGACACACGTTGCATTACAAGATATTCAAATTGATTCATATACAGTTGCAACTACTGCTAACGCAACTGGAAATATTACTGGTGGTGGTAAAACTGTTACTGCAACAGAGAACGCATTGATTGATACCATGCAAACTCTTGTTCCAGTTATTGAACATCCAAATACATCAATATCTTCTAAAACAAGAACAACAACTGGTACTTCACCAAGTGGTTCTCAACAGTCTTTCGTAAAACAAACTCTGTCTCAAGCAGATCAGATTCCAATTACGGATAACTATTACTTTGAAGACCCTAAGATTATTTGTTCTCAAGTTAATGAAACTAACGAATTGTCTGGTAACAAATCATTTGAACTTATCTTTACGATGACTTCATCTGTAGAGAACCTTTCACCAATTATTGATTTGGATAGAAAGACTTTAGTTACAGTTGCAAATAGATTAGATAATATTGATACATCTTCAGATGTTTATCCATCAGCAGATTATGTTCTGCCAACAGAACCAGAAGGTGATTCTGGTGAAGTAGTTTACATTACTCGTAAGGCACAATTAAAAACTCCTGCTACATCTCTGAAAGTATTCGTAGATGCAGTTAAGTTTGATAGTGCAGAAATTCAATTAATGTATAAGATACTTCGTTCTGATGACGCATCTGATTTTGATGAAATTGGTTGGACATATTTCAATACTAATGGTGCTCCAGATAGTAATGTTAACTCATCTGTAGACTTTGATGATTTCATCGAAAGAGAGTACAGTGCAAATAACTTGCCTGAGTTTATTTCTTTCGCAATTAAAATTAGAATGCAAGGAACTAACTGTGCAGAACCACCTCGTATGAAAGATTTGCGAGCAATCGCACTGGCAACATAAAATGACAGATTATTTAAGAGTAAAAGAACATCCAGACCTTGCCCGTGACACAGTATCGGGTGCAATCGTGAATACAAATGTTTCTGCTTACGAAGCAGCAGTTACACGTTCTCGTAATGCAAAGGTAGCAAAGGATGAACTTAGGAGTGCAGTAAGAGACATAAATAATCTAAAGTGTGAGATGCACGAAATTAAAGACCTCTTATTGCAATTAGTGGATAAAAAATAATGGCAGATAGAAACGCACCAGCAAGTTTTACTTTTGAAGAGTGGAGAGTTGAGTTTAATCAACTTGCTACTGATATTGGTGATATTGCAAACTTACCATCAATTGTAAACGGTGTTGCAGTAACAGATACATTGGAAGCAATCAAAGAATTGCAAAATGGTTTGTCTACTGTATTACTACCTAACGTAATTGACTTTGAAGATTCAACAAGTGCATCTACCTATCGCATTAAGATGGGTATAAGTGATGACTTGCAACTATACCATGATGCTTCAAATTCCATTATTAAACATGATGGAACTGGCAATCTAAACATTGATTCCACAAGTGGAGTTAATCTACAATATGGTTCGAGTACAAAACTTACAACCAGTAACACGGGCATAAACGTCACTGGTAATTTACATGCAACAGGAAATATAACTGCTGATGGTAATATTACCCTTGGTGATGCAGATACAGATAGTGTTACGTTCAATGCAGACTTAACATCTAATATTGTTCCCAATGCAACAAACACTTATGACTTAGGTGAGAGTGGCAAAGAGTGGAGAAATATTTATATGAACGGTGCATTGATAGACGAAAACGGAATCAGTATGTCACATCCCACTACTGGTGGTGTTATGGCGACTGAAGGTTTTTCTATTGCAATTGGTGTTGCACTAGGATAATCGTTATAAATAAGAATATATAAAAAAGGAAAAAGTCAGAATGGCAAACAATTTTAAAAACGCATTTGCGACAAGTGTGAGTACTAATAGTTCTTCACCAACTACTGTCTATACTGCAAACAATGGTTCTGCCGTTAACTCAATTCTAATTGAACTTGACGTTGCAAACACAGGTTCATCTGCTGTACAGGTTACTGTTCAGTTATATGATTCATCTGGAACTGCATCTTATCACATTGTAAAAAATGCACCAATCCCTTCGGGCGGTGCTTTGAAGGTGGTGTCAGGTCAAAAAGTAGTGTTAAACGGTGACGATCAAGTTAGAGTATACGCAACTGCATCAACATGTGATGTAGTATGTTCAATTCTAGAAGATGTTGCATAAGGGGTAGAAACTAATGTCTGAAGCATATATTGGTGTTCCATTTATAAACCAAGTATCTACTACATTTCCTAAAGAGGATTTTACTGGTAGTGCATTTGGTTCTGTTACTGGTGCTCACGGAACTTATTCAAATGCTGTTGCATTAAGTATTGATGTTCCTGGCAGTGAAGCTGGTAATGTTGAAGTTCTTTTTGATAATATTCGTCAAGAGCCTGATGTTGCATATTCAGTCCATGAAGATAGTTCTAACCGTCCAAGAATTTTAAACTTCTCGGAATCGGTTCCAGCATCTGCATCTATCTATGTAATTCATAAGGGTATCGGCCCTTACAACATGACTCCATCAAACAATTCGATTGGTGCGACTCAGTTGACAGAACAGATGAAAACCTTCACTACAGATACTTTTACTGGTGATGGTTCAGACGTAACATTTACATTAACAGAAACTCCAGCAAATGTCAATACTTTGTTGGTGATAGTTGATGGTATTGTTCAGAAAGCAACAACTAACTATAGTCTTTCTGGAACAACTCTTACATTCACTTCTGCACCAGACAGTGCTGCAGAAATTGAAGTTAAACATTTAGGTGTTCGTGGTATTGTTCGTAGAGGCCCAGATTGGAATGTTGATAATTTCACTGGTGACGGTTCTACGACTACATTTACACTCACAACTGCTGGTGTTAATACCAACAGTGCATGGGTATACTATAACGGTGTTATGATGGTGCCGACTACGGACTATTCAGTTAATTCATCTACTGGAGTGGTGACGATGACTTTCGCACCATCTAGTGGACTTCCAATCATGGTAAGGTATCAGAACTAATGGCTAGTAAAAATAAAAATCTTGCAGAACTCTTAGACGCAAACGGTGATGTTCTATTATCTAATCTAGATAACATATCTGTAACTCCTGCTGGGGTTTCAGACCAACCTAATACGTCTACTGGTGGATTCACTGTACCAGCTGGTACAACTGCACAAAGACCTAGTTCACCAGATACAGGTGAATCTAGATACAACTCAACAACTGGTTCATTAGAATACTATGATGGTTCTGGTTGGCTTTCAACAAACCTAATTCCAAATATATCTAGTATCACAGGTGATATTAATAATGCTTATGCTACTAACTTAGTCTTTGCTGTAACAAACAATACTGATGCTGTGGATGTTGTATTCTCTGAAGGTGGTGCAGCATTCCATACTGTTACAGGTCAATCAGTTTCAAGTGGAACATTCACATTGGCAACTCCATCACAAGTTTATGGACAAACTGCTGGTGATACAATTTCAATTAGTATTAAGAACTCAGACGGAACACCCTCTGGAAATGCAGTAACAAAAACAGTTGGAGCAGTTCCAACTGGTGGAACAATTACCACCTCTGGTAATTATAGAATTCATTCATTCACATCAAGTGGAAACTTTATTAATGCTACAACACTATCTTTAGATTATCTAGTAGTCGCTGGTGGCGGTGGCGGAGGCGGTGGCGCCAATGCAACATGGCACGGCGGTGGCGGTGGTGGTGCTGGTGGATACATTTATCTAACAGGACAGTCTAGAACAGCTGGAACACATTCAGTTTCAGTAGGTTCTGGTGGTTCTGGTGGCTCTGGTGGGTCATCAACTGCCAACACAGGCAACAATGGTAATAACTCATCATTTAATGGTTCAACTGCAATCGGTGGTGGTGGTGGTGGGCCAGGCTTGCCAGGCTCAACAGTCGCAAACAGTGGTGGTTCAGGCGGCGGTAATGGTGGTGGTAATTCTACAGCCAATTATTCTTCTGCAACTTCTGGACAAGGAAACCGTGGCGGTTCAAGTACTAGTAGCAGTGGCCCAGGCGGTGATCCATATGGTGCTGGTGGCGGTGGCGCTGGTGGTGTTGGTGGTAATGATGGTCAACATCTTTGTGGCCCAGGCGGGGCTGGATTAAATAATTCAATTACTGGTTCATCAGTAGGATATGCTGGCGGTGGTGGCGGTGGTAATGCTACCGATGGCGCTGATTATGCTGGAAACAGTGGTGGCACATCGGGTGTTGCAACACATGGCGGTGGTTCTGGTGGCGGAGCATACCCAGGCAACACAAGTGTAGGTGGTGCTAGATCAAATGGTTCTGGTGGAACTAATGGTACTGGCGGCGGCGGCGGTGGTGGTTCTGGTGGAACTCCACAGTATAATGGTGGTAATGGTGGTTCTGGAATCGTAATCATTAGATACGACATGACTGCATAGGAGATATAGTATGGCACATTACGCAAAAATATTAAATGGAATTGTAACAAAAGTAATCGAAGCAGATGCTGATTATATTAATACACATATAGACGATTCGCCTGGAGATTGGGTTGAATCAGATGAGTCTGAAAGACTTGCAGGCATTGGAGATACTTGGGATGGTAGTAATTTTTATCCACCCAAACCATATGCTTCTTTTGTATGGGATTCTGATAAACTTCAATGGAAATCAGCAGTTGATTATCCAGACAATGGAAAACCCCATAGTTGGGATGAAGAAAATAATTCGTGGGTCGAGGTATCTACACAACCAGCTGGTGATGGTACATCGCCTGGCGGTGGTGGGCCAGATAGCGATTAAGATTATAAATATGATTAAGAAATTTAAAGGTAGAAACTAAATGGCATACATAGGTGCAGAACCAGCATACGGTTCATTTGACAGACAGGTGATTACTGGTGATGGTTCGACTACTACATATCAGTTGGACTATCCTGTATCCAATCCTACCCAACTTCTGGTAGTTCTTGGTGGTATTGTTCAAGAGCCTGAATACTCTTACACTGCAACCACAACGAATGGTGTTGGTTACATCACTTTTTCTGAAGCACCAGATAATGCAGACAGAGCTTCTATTGTCTACATGGGTAGACAGTTACTCGTGGCAACTCAAACATTATCTTCACCTGCCATTGATACTTTCAATGGTAATGGTTCGACAGCATCTTTTAGTTTAAGTAGAACTCCAAGTGCTGGTAGTGGTGCTAATCTGATTGTGTTTGTAGATAATGTATATCAAAGATATGGTTCTTCGTATGCATATACAACCAGTGGTTCAGATATAATTTTTACTGCTGCTCCAAGTAGTGGTACTGCAAATATTCAAGTTATTCAACTTGCAGAATCTAACAATGTTATAGATACTGTATTAGATAACTCAGTAACAAATGCAAAACTATCTCTTAGTTATTCTTCAACAAGTGCAACAGGAGATGGTTCAACAACAGGATTTACAATCACAACTGGACACACGGTAGAGTCAGTTATGGTTTTTGAAAACGGTGTATGCTTGGAGCCGACTACGGACTATACAATTTCAGGCACAACTTTAACATTCACAACTGCACCTCTTAATGGTGCTACGTTGCGATTTAGATATCTACCAATTTAGGAAATAGAGAATGGCTGACAGTAACGCAAAAAAACTCGCACAACTACTTGACGGTAATGGTGATGTTCTATTAAACAATTTGGATAACATCTCTGTAACTCCTGCTGGGGTTTCAGACCAAGCAAACACATCAACTGGAGCATTTGACCTTCCTTCTGGAACAACTGCACAACGCCCAGGCAGTCCTAGTTCTGGATACACAAGATTCAATACAGAGCTTGGAGTTATGGAAAACTATGATGGAAGTGGTTGGTTAAAGGTATCTGCTGTCGTGGCAGTCCTTAACTCTGTTACTGGTAATATTGTTAACACAGCAGCAAATAGTTTAACTTTGTCTGGTACAGGATTTTTAACAAGTAGCTTAGTAGTTTCATTTACTCCAGCTGGTGGTAGTGTAACAGATGTTACAGTAACACCTTCAAGTGATACTGCTGCAACTGTAGCAGTTCCTTCTACAATATATGGACAATCTGCTGGTACAGTAATTGGTGTTTCTGTAACAAACAGTGATGGGCAGAGCTCATCCACAATTAATAAAACTGTAGTCGCAATGCCTTCTGGTGGAACGATTACAACTTCAGGCAACTATCGTTATCATAAATTTACTAGTTCTGCAAATTTTGTTCCTACTATTGCCCTAACAGTTGACTATCTTATTGTTGCCGGCGGTGGCGGTGGCGGTAACGCAACTGGAGCTAACTGGGGCGCTGGTGGTGGCGGTGGCGCTGGTGGTTTACTTGGTGGTCAATCTAGTCTTACTGTACAAACTTACGGTGTAGTTGTTGGTGCTGGTGGTGCTGGTGGAACGCAAGGTGCTGCAGACAACAGTGGTAGTAACGGTCAAAATTCAACATTCAATTCATTAACAGCTATTGGTGGTGGAAAGGGCGGTAATGCTCAGTACGCTGGTAATAGTGGTGGTTCTGGTGGCGGTGGTGGTTATAATAACCAAAGTGGTGGAGCTGGAACATCTGGTCAAGGAAACGCTGGTGGTACTGCTGTAGTTAATGCAGCAGGCGGTGGTGGCGGTAAAAATGGCGTTGGTGTCTCTCCAGCCTCAGGCTCTTCGCCTGGCGGTAATGGTGGAGCAGGTTCAACTTCTTATTCAACTTGGGCAACTGCAACATCTAGTGGTGTTTCTGGTGGTTATGCTGGAGGCGGTGGTGGTTCTAGATATGGCGGTGGCGCATCTGGTACTGCAACACACGGTGGTGGTAACGCTGGAGCGCCAAACTCTGCTGCGAACGGTAGTGCTGGAACAGCAAATACTGGAGGCGGTGGCGGTGGCGGCGGTAATGGCTCTACATCAGCCGGTTCTGGTGGCGGTGGTAATGGTGGTTCTGGTATAGTAATTATCAGATACAACACAACCACAATAGTATAGGAAAAATAATATGGCACATTACGCAAAAGTAAATCAAGGTTTAGTAACACAAATTATTGTTGCAGAAGAAGATTTTTTTGAAACATTCCAAGACACTAGCCCAGGCACATGGATTCAAACCTCATACAATACTAGAGGTGGAAAACACTACCAAGAAGATGGAACAGAAAGTTCTGATCAATCTAAAGCATTAAGAAAGAATTTTGCTGGGATTGATTTTACTTATGACACATCAAAGGATGCATTCATTTCCCCAAAACCTTATAACAGTTGGACTCTTAACAATACAACTTGTCTTTGGGAAGCTCCTGTTGCATCACCAAGTGATGACGGAAGATATGATTGGAACGAGACAGACCAAACTTGGGATGCGGTTGAGTAGTATAAATAAAAGAAACGAATTAGGAAAATTAAATGCCAATTTCAAAAATCAAAAGTAATGCAATCAATGACGATGCAATCACAACTGCAAAACTTGTTGATAATGCAGTAACACTTGGAAAGACTAATAACCTTTTTGTAAACACAGAAATTTCTGGAACTGAGGCAGCAAGAATGCCTGTTGGCACAACTGCCCAGAGAGCAAATGCACAAGTTGGTGATTTACGTCACAATACAAATCTTGGTATTCTAGAACAATATACGACAGACGGATGGCAAGGTATTGCTTCATCTCCAACAGTTATATCTGTTTCTCCAAATAATATTGAAGAGAGTGATTCTACTCAAACAGTTGTAATTACTGGACAGAATTTTGATGTTAATGCAACTGCGGTTCTCATTGGTTCTGGTGGAAACATAACTCCCACAACTTCTACAAGAAATAGTTCATCACAGATAACAATAGTATATTCTGGAAGTGATGTTATCACTTCTAATACTGGGCCTTATGATGTTAAAGTAACAAACGGTACTGGATTGGCAGGAACACTTGACGATGCAATTACTTTAGATGCTGCACCAAATTGGACAACAGCAGCTGGAAATATTGCAACTGTTACTGAAGATACAGCAATGTCTACTGCGACAGTTGCTGCAACAGACCCAGAAGGTGGTTCTGTAACATACTCTGTAACATCTGGTTCATTACCAAGTGGACTATCATTAAATGCTTCTAATGGACAAATTACTGGAACACCAAATGTAAATGATACTGTTACCTCTGCTACTGTAACGCATAATTTTTCAATATCTGCAAATGATGGAACAGGAAACACAACTGCTCGTGCATTTAATATTATAAGAAATCAAAAAGTTGGATATGCGAGTGCCCATCCTGCTACAACAATTGCATCAATGTATGCACAAAATATGGCTAACGGAATGGTTTGGATTCAAAATTCTAATCTTAACTCTGGTAATCCTTTCCAAATGAGATATGCATCACACGATGGAAGAGGTTGGTTAGAGACATTATGGTCTTCCGATAGCGGTAACGGTACTCCTTGGACTCATTGGTTGAATAAAGGTGGCTCAAACTACACTAGACCACAAATGTATGCATACAACCAATCAAGTTATGGACTTAATTATAGTAGTGGGGATTCCTCATTTACAAAATTGCACAACAGTATGGGACTTGTTGATTTTGCAGTTACATCAAAATCTGCTGTTGCTGGTAACGGTTTGACTGCAACTGGAGCAAACCAAAATTCAGCATACCCTCTAATTGCATCTAATCATTTATCGGGTTCTCAATCTAGTGCTTGTCGTTTAGCATTAACTGCATATTTTGGTGGATATGGTGAAGGTTTCTCTTCAGGCAGTGGTGCTGGAGACCATAACGCTGTATGGCAGCCATCTGCAGGCGGCCCATATGAGATACATTTATCTTATAGAGATGGTAATCAAACTTTGGGTGAATGGCACATCGCAGATGGTTTTACTTCTGCTGGTACTACATACGCTCCTAATGTCGGTTATAGAAATGATACAGGTGGGGCATATGATGGTGCAAATGTAGGTTCTTGGGCTTCGTCTAATACTACAAAGAGCTCCACATACACTATAGATTCTAGTAACGTGCTATCTTGTTGGGTTTCAGACGCTTTATAAAAATTATAGAATCCTTCTACACATCTAACACACAATCCTTATAAATAGAAGGAAGAAGGAGAATGTGTACAGATGGCGACAATTTCAAATATATTCATTAACCAACATGCTGACTTTAGTACAACTGTAACTATATCAGACAGCAATGGTTCGGCACTTGACTTAACTAGTTTTAATGCAATTGCACAAATTCGTAAAACTTACGAATCTGCAACTGCGACTAGTTTTACAACCACATTTGATTCTGACAGAACAACTGGCAAAATCACAATCTCCCTCACTGATACTCAAACTGGCGCTCTTGATTCTGGACGGTATGTCTATGATTTACTTATCACTGGTGTTACCAATGATAAAACAAGAGTGGTTGAAGGTATTGCTACTGTTAACCCAAGCGTGTCGAGGTAAAAATGTCAATAAGTGCAAAAGTAAATACTTCAAGTACAATACAAGGTTCGGTTTCACAAGGAAACCAACCACAAGTAACTCGTGTTACAGTTCCAGGCCCAAAAGGTGATTCGGGTGCAGCTGGTGGTTCATTAGTAGACCTATCAGATGTTGACGCATCATCTGTTTCGGATGGAGCATTGATACAATATGATGGTGGAACTGAGAAATTTGTTATAACGAATGTAGTAGAAACTGATACGGGCACAATACGTCTGAACGGTGGAA